CCAAGACTGAAACTCAACTGAGTAGTAACTAGGTATTTTGCGAAAAACATAGTGTGTTGCTGTCTTGTCAGGCGCACCCTCAACAACTTCCCTCGCCTTATCAGCACCGTGCTGCTGAATGAATTGGATCGCATTCATTGGCTTTGCTCCTCAGGACGTTTCTCAAGTGAAAATTTCCAATCTCCACGAAAATGTTTTTTATAGTTTTCTCTCGACTGAATGTAAAAAAAGGCTGATAGATGCGACTGATTTCTCCATGCATCACCCATGATTTTTGGCTCAACTAACCAACCACATGCAACTCCATCTGCATCTGTAGCCATGTATGCAACATGATCAGGAATAACGGACCAGTCATATTTGTGTTGTCTTACCTCCACATCACCCTCAAGACACATAAACGTCTGTCCATCATCCAATCTTCCAAACACTCGCCCATCTTCAACTCGATCTACAACACCGTAACCAGTGAAGCGAATACCTGCGTGAATCGTTTCTGGATTGTTTGTGAAATCAACTTTCACTCGATCGCCTTTTTTAAGATTAGCCATGATTGCCACCAATACGTGAATCTGCCCAGTTACACTCAACCAAAGTTAATCCGTCATGTTGGAAACGAGACCACAATCGGTCGCCCAAGTTGTCTTTCAAGCCTTGTGAATTTTCAGTCGAATGAAGTGATAAATTTGAAATTAAGACCGTTGGTTTTTTTGCGTCATAACGCGAATAAAGAACTTTGTGCACAAGTTGCAATCGGCTTTCGTGTTGATCATGCAAGCCATATTCATCAATAATTAAAAGATCATAATCAGTGAAACGCCACACAGCGCTTGCTTCGCTGTCATCGTTTTTAGTCCAAGCATTGGCTATCTCGTTTGCCATGTCTTCAGAAGTCACATAGCGAACATAGCTGCGCTGATCCAAAACATTGCGAGCTATCGCACATGACAAATGGGTTTTACCTGTACCAGTTCGCCCAACCATGATTAGATTGCGCTTAACACCAGCATTGAAGTCTTTAGCAAAAGACTGGCACTGTGATTTAGCATTTTTCTGACCTTGGTTTTGAACAATGTAATTTTTAAAGCCACTCTCAAGATGGCGATCTGGAAGCATTGCGCCTGCAAAGTGTTTTTCACGAACCATCTGATTCACAGCTTGATGGTGATCAATTTGCGCCTGCTCAACTGATTTTAAAGCACATTTTTTGCAGAAATCTCGACCACCAACACTGATCATCCGCTCTTTGTGTTTTTCACAAAACCGATTGGTCTCTTTGATTTTTTTAGTGAGTTCTTTTGCTAGTGCGTTCACAGCATACCCTCCAAATCAATATCATCGACTGCAGGTGCGTAATCCTGTGGTTCGCCCCATGCATCATTCACATTTCTGCTCACAGCGGTATTTGTTTTGCTTGATGGTTTCTGTTGTCCAGATGGTTTGATTTTTTTGAACTCAAGAATCAACCACTGAGCAAACTTTCTCGTTCGCTGGTTTTCAGTGAGGTCGATCTTGTTTTCCCAGTGGGCGTTGAAGTTACCCAGGTGGAAATCGTAATCAGGCATAGCGATGACTTGCTCAGCTTGGGCACCGACGCTCTGTCGAATCACGTTTAGCAAAATTTCAGGATTTGGAGTCCAAGTTTTTTCACCCGCGTTTTGTGTGTGTGAATTCTCTTGTTCTTGATCCTGTTCTTGCTCCTGTTCCTGTTCTTGGCTTCGAAGGGGGTTTGAAGGGGCTTCTAAGGGGNTATTGTTTTTAGCACTTCCGTCGCGCTTTTGAGTCATGCAAAATGCTTGCGCGTATTTATCGAAAAAGCTTGCTAGGAAAGGGTTTGAAGGTAGTGAGTCATAGTCTTTTTGTACACTCTTACAGCGGTTGTCAGCTGGCTTTAATGAGTCAGCCACTTGAAAGCGCGCCATTTCATGCACCCATACCGTTTCACTAGCCTCGTCATAGCTACAAAAACCCGCTTCACATGCACTTCGAAGCCCCTTTGAAGCCCCTTCTAAGCCCAATCCAGTTTCGTGGGCAACATATAAAAGTGGCATGTAATAAAGACCAAGCATATTTGCATGCGGGCTTGTCATTAAATACATAGCAACAATTACAGCCTCAGGGCTGCTGCGTAATTTCTTTCCAGTGGTACCCGTCCAGAAATGTGGAGACACTTTTGCATAGTCGCGCATAGTTATTCACCCTCCTTTAAAGGGGCTTTGAAGGGGCTTGTGATGGGTAACATAATCATTATTCACCCCTTACTAACTTCACTAACCCACGCTTTCCCAGCTGACGAATAATCCTTGGTGGAATAAACTCGTTGTTGATCTTGTATCGTGTACGTGACTTTTCTTTCACTTGAATTAACAAGTGTCCATCTTCCATTAGACGGCGAACTGCTATGGCTTGCCCCCCCATATGAGTAATTTCTTCAAGCATGTAAAATCTTTCTTGAGCTTCTATTGCTGCGTTCATTTTTGACAAAGGCATTGCAGCTAGTTCTATTGCTGTGTAGATTTTCACTGGCTGCTCTAACGGAATCACATTTTCAACAGGTGATTTAGAAACGGATATTTCCTGCTTTCTCTTTACTACATATTTCATGACTCACCAGCCTTGGGTTTTATGTAACCTCCAAATGAATGCACCTGATCAGCTTTTATGAGGCTGCTGACAATCTGCTGAGATAGCCATTGTGTTATTCGAAATTGGCGCGCCATAGTTTCTGAAAATTCAACTTTGGTAACTGCGGCATTATTTTCGTCATAACCTTTTGATCTTAAGTTTTGTTTCTTTCTTTCAAACATAAGATCAAGCAATCGCAATGCGTGTTCATAAAATGATTGAACCTGCTGATCTTGCTTAAACTCAGGTTGTTTTTGAAATTTGGAGTTCATGAAACCTCCTTTTGTGCATCTAAAGCTTTACTCAAATGAATCTACTCATCATTTGAATAGCTTTTGCAAAGTGGTGAAATGTTGTTTTCGAGATGTGAATCGTCACTCATGTCATCATCTAATATGATTTTATTTACACGGCGATTTTGCTGAAGTTCGACTGGTGTGGCGTGTCGTATTTCATTATCAGAAACAAGCAATTTATGGTTTTTAGACTTAATCACTCGTAAAGTGTTGGTAAAATTTCGCTGAACCTCAAACAGATCATCTGAGTGAAAGTTACGACATGCCCCAGTTAGTACAACCACATCCCCAGCTATAAAATCAGCATCAGCTGATAGTTCGAAATCTGTAGAAATCAAACAATGCTTGCATTGCTCTGCTTTAAATTCACTGCACTTGTTAGCGCATGGGTGTTTTGGTATATTCATCTTGTTCAATCTCGCTATAGATTTGGATGCCTAAAAGCCTGATGTCAGATATCAGGCTTTTTTAATTTCTAAAATTTGTGATTCGGGGTTTACCCCTACACGCCCAACTAATCCCAAACTCTCCCTTTTCTTCCTATTTTTATTAGCCCTTTCAAGCATTAAGCTAACCTCGTGGTAATCCCCCATGATTGCTTTTTCTAAAAGGATAATTGCTTGATGTGCATAATCTTTACCGCGAACATCTGCGATAAGTCGCAATCGCTCCATCATGTCTGGGAGCATCTTCAAACGAAGATCTTCTTTTTCAAGACTCATACAACCACCTGTTGCTCTACTTTTTTTCCTAAAAAGAAGTTAAACAAACCCTCATGGGTTAGTTTTTTTTCGCTGGCATCAACCATCTTTTGAATGGTGTCCATACTTGGTTTTTTACGGCCGTGAATTAAGTGAGACTCCATATATCCATAAGAAATGCTTGTTACTTCACAAAAATGGATACGTTCACTTTTCTCTAACCCACGCCAAAAATCGTAAAGAGTGAGCATAAGTACACCTATTAGGTAAATTAAATATAAATATACCTATTAGGTAAATAAAAAACAACCTGTCAGGGTATTTATTTTTTCTACCTAGCAGGTAAATTATCAAGTAATTAAAAGGTGGTAGAGTTCATCATGGCTGAATTGCAAACAATTCATGAGATAAGACTTAGTAATACTAGAAAGCTTATGAAAGACTTAGGTATAAGCAGGTCTGAATTTGCTGAAAAAATTGAAATGTCTTACAACTTGCTCAGTCAATACATTGGAAAGAACCCAACGAAGAATATTGGTGATGAAACGGCTGAAAAAATTGAACAAGCTTTCGGTAAACCTAAAGGATTTTTAGATCAATCTATTGCGCCACCAATCAATGTGCCGTCCAAAGATGAGGTCTATATATCACCTTTAAGATTCAATTCATCCGATGAAAACAAAAACACAGTAAGGATTCCTGTGCATAAAAATGTTAAAGCTTCATGTGGCAATGGAGTCACAAACTTTTTGGAAGAAATTACAGATTATCTTGATATAGATCCATATATATTGAAGCTGCTTGGTATTAAGGCTAATCCTAAGAACCTACGTGTAATTTATTCTGCTGAATACAGCATGTGGCCAACCGTAGCGCCTGATAGTCCTTTATTTGTAGATGTATCCCCTGTTGATACATCAAGCATCATCAATGGCGATGTCTATGTGTTTATTCATAGTGGTTTATTACGCATGAAGCGAATCTTTATAAGCATTGATAATGAGACGGTGCGCCTGCAAAGTGATAATCCTGATAAGAATAAATACCCAGATGAAGTTATTACCAAAGAGCAGCTTAACGAATTGAGTTTTGTTGGTCACTTAGAGTCGGCTTTAGTTAAACCATAATAAAACTGTGAACCCGACACAGTCATGACAACAGATCGGGTGGAGAAAGAAATGGTTGATAAAACTGAAATCAGTAAACCAATTGAAATCAAAGATAATTCTATTGAAAGGGTTGCTTATGATTTAATGGTTTTAATTTCCCAAGAGGAGACTTTTTACGGAAAATCCAAGTCCAAGGACGAAAATCCAAGAGAGTACTATCTTAAGTTATATAACCAATGTCATAAGACCGTTGCAAACAGATCCTTAGATGTCAATATTACTCTTGAGAGTTAAATACATAACTACCCGAAGCTTTCAATGAAATTTTTGAGAGCTTCTTTTTGTTTTTCATTCTGGACATGGATAATTACTTCATTGTCAAAACCAAATAAGTAACTTTCAATTGCTTTTACACCATTAATCGCATCTAAGGCGTTGTGACCATTTTCAACCAGATGGTTAATAGTATTAGTACGCCATTCTTTGCGGTCTTCTATAATTCTCATTTAAATAAACTCCATCCAGCCCACCCAGTGTGGGTTTTCTTTTATCTATTAAAACATAATATTTTACCTATAAAGTATAAATTAATTTATTAAATTTTACCTTGCAGGTATTTACATTATTTTACCTTGTAGGTATATTTACCTCATACACAGCAAAAAGCCCTGACAACTTCCTACGGCGATCAGGGCTTTCCACAACATGAGGTTGATTATGGAACAAAACACAATTCAAAGCAATTCAGCTTTTCAATTTGGAAAAGTTGTATTGGGTACATGGGTAACTGCAAGTCTTTTAATCGTTGGGATAGCTTCAGCTGTTTCATCTTGTGATTACCAAACAGCACATTCAAGCCAACCAACATTAGCAAACGTAAAGCCAAGCTACTACGGCGTTATGACACTAAAACTTACTTCTGACATTACAGGCGAAGCTGTTATTAATCTTGATGGTTTCCGTGTACCAGTAAAGTTTGTTTTCGATAAACATCCCGATAGCTACGGCGTACCTGGTTCAGAGTTCACTGCTGTAGACATCATTAATCTTGAGATCGGTCAAATCACTGATGCTAACGGCAACAACTATAAAGACTTCACGATCTACGACGATCACAGAAACATCAATGCACAGCTAGCTGCATACATTGAAAAGCACAAACTGGCGGAGGCGATCTGATGGAAAAGAAGCGCTTCACTACCCCATTCTGCGAGTTTATTACCCGCGATGAAAAAGGACGCTATCACGTCCGTCTTGGACCACAGACTTTTTCTACAAATTATCGCCTTACAGATATTCGTCTTGAGACCGAAAACGGCGGTACACCTGTAGATCCTGATTTGTTGAAAGCTAAGCCTTGGATACTTCGCAACTTACAGCAAGAAGTAGAGTTCCGACGCAAAAAAGAACGTGCAGAAATGTTTTCTAAAGAATGCTTTCAACGCACTCCGTACAGTGCAAACCAACGTATGTCTTATAACAACGCTAAATCTAATAAGGGGTTGTAATCATGGCTCTTAATATTATTACTTCTGATCAGCCCCTACAGGTTAATGCAATCATTACCTATATATATGCTGATCCTGGTCTTGGTAAAACCTCAATGGGATTTACTGCGGATAAAGCAGTTTCATTCGACTTTGACAAAGGTGCTCATCGTACTGGTGAGTTACGTCGCGGGGCAGTTATTCCAGTTCAAAAATGGACTGATATAGCAAATCTAACTCCACAGGATCTTGCACCTTTTAATACTGTAGTAATTGATACAGTGGGTGCAATGCTTGAGTGTATTAAGACTCACCTACTCGGTATCTCTGAAAATCGCCAAAAAGATGGAACATTAAAGCTTAAAGCCCAAGGTTCAGCCAATAATATCTTTAAGAGTTATGTTCATATGCTTATTGCAATGGGTAAAGATGTTGTTTTCATAGCCCATGCAGTTGAAAGTGAAAATGGTGATCAGACTATACATCGCCCAGATCTAGGTGGGAAAAACCGAAATGAGCTTTATCGAATAGCTGATGTCATGGGTTATTTAACCACTGTTAGAACTCAAGAAGGTAAATCAGCTCGCGTAATAAGTTTCAATCCTACCGATACTCATCATGCAAAAAATGCTGGTGCATTAGGTGGTGAAACTGGTGAAGTTTGGGTTCCAGATTTAAAAACCAGTCCAACTTTCTTGGCTGAACTCATCTCACAAGCAAAAGCCCACATCAATACCCTTACACCATCTCAATTAGCATCTGCTAAAGCTTTTGAGGAATTTGAGAACTGGAAACAAAGTTGCAATGAAGCTGAACACGCGGGTGATCTAAACCAGCTAACTGAGTCATTAGTTAAAGACCATATGTATTACCAGAACATGCGACAAGCTATGTTGCAACGCGCTAAAGCACTGAATTGCACTTTTGATAAAGAACAAAATAAATGGATTAGTCCTCCTGAATTTTTAGGCATCAGTGACGCTCAAAGAGATGAACTCCAAGATTTTATTGCTGAGCGCGGCTTGGATATCAAAAGCGTATGTGAATACCTTGGCTTAGATGCATTAACACAAATTGAAGCTTCAAAACTTGAAGCTGTAAAACAGGAAATCGACAACCTAGCTAAACAGGAATTACATGCATGAGCGCAATAATTTTAGACACTGAAACTCATGACATGAACGGCTATCCAATCGAGATAGCCCATGTTCCTGTCTACTTTGAAAATGGTGAATTAAAGGCAAATAAAGATGCTTGTTTTGATGAGTATTTTTCTTGCCCCGAACCTATAAGCTACGGCGCAATGGCTGTGCATCACATTCTTGAATCAGACATTGCTGGAAAGCCAAGCTACGAAACTTTCCGTTTACCTGATGGTATTCAATTCATTATTGGCCACAATGTTGATTACGATATTCAAGCTATAAAACTGGCCGATAAGAATATAAACGTTAAGGCAATTTGTACTTTAGCTTTGGCGCGTATGGTATGGCCAGATGATGCACATAACCTCTCAGCATTAATCTACAAATTCACAAATGGATCTGAAAAGGCACGCCAAAGTATTCGAAATGCTCATAACGCCAAACAGGATGTTTTGCTTACTGCAGTTCTACTAAAGAATATTTGCAAAGTGCTTGGTGTGAAAGACATGCAGTCTCTTTTCTTGTTTTCGGAACAAGCCCGCATCCCTACGCATCTAACCTTCGGAAAATACAAAGGTACACCGATCAAAGATATCCCTGCTGATTATGTGATCTGGTTACTCAAACAAGATGACTTAGATCCATATTTACGCAAAGCATTAAAAGGATAAGAAGATGACAAATATTTTAAATGCACAAGAAGCTTTCACTGCTCTACAAAAAGGTAAAACTGTTCTATGTCGTTATGCTGGTGATGGCACTCTTCATGCTGATAAGGATTTCAGCACCCTGGATCAGATGCCAGCGACGGTTTTTGTTTTACCGAATTATGAATTTTGTGTTCAAGTTGAAATGTTGGAATTGGCTGGTATTAAGTTTACCAAGCCTTTAACAATTGATGAGATTGAGCAAGGACAAGATGTATTTTTAATCCAACCCCATGCTGTGATTCTTCAATATAAATTCAACGAAAATATTGATGAATTGGTTACTGGTATTCGCAGTGGATTTGCTCAACGTGATTTTGATAATGCGAAACTACAATATGAGGCATTGTGTTCAGCTGTCGGAGGATCTGTTTATGAGGTAAGTTTAGAAATTGCAGAACAACCTAAAAAAAGACGCACATCCAAAAAACAGAATGATGTTATCGAAGTTAAACAGCAATCTAATATCGCTGCTAACGACGATAATTCTTTAGATGACATTATTGGTCCTGTTTCAGCCCAAAGCCCCGCCTCAAATGATGTTGAAAAAAAGACATCACCTGAACTATCGCCTGAAATTTGTGATGGATCTCAGCCCCCTATCTCATTTGATGCTGTTGCTGCAGCCGCAGTCTCACACGCACAAAAAATCGATAATGAAACGAGTCAAAAAAATTCAGATCGAAAACTTGTTGAGGAGGACGACGAGAAGTATCAAGAAAAATTGGTCACTCTTAAAAAACGAGTTGATGAGTCTTTAACACCAACGGAGGTTAATGCTGTTGTTAAATACACAAACTCTTGGTCATCCGAACAGCGTCAACCATTATTGAAGTACATGCACAAACGCCTTGAAGTACTTCAGCAAAATAAAACTGCAGAACAACCCTCTTTAATGGTTCGCATTCAAAATGCACCAGACCTAACAACCTTAGACGCTCTTGAGATCGACATTTCGTCTTTAGATCCAATCATTCAGCCAGAAATGATGCGATATGTGAAAACACGCCGATTAGAGCTTGAGAAAAACGCAACCGTTGCAGCTATTAGTGATGAGGATCTTCCATGAAATTTAAATATTCAACCCTCACACGAACACTCACCGTATTCGGTAGCAAGATGACTCATATTTTTGAGAATGTCGGAATTGGTGAACTGGAAGACCTCTTAACTAATGCAAAGTTTAAAGAAGCAACTTGGAGAAAGTAATGGATTTAAATATTGAAATTGAAGAGTTCAAAACGGCTTGGTTGTCTTCAGGTGGTCATTTCAAGTTTTATGAATACAACCCCAAATTTTCTAAATTCGAGCCTACAGGGTTTAACGGCACTTTAACCCAAGAAGAATTACTTAGCGCATTAGTTACGGTAAATACCAGTTGGGGTATGTGGCAAAAAGCCAAACAGGCGAAAAGTGATGGCGTAGTTATACGGGCATCAGATATTGAATATGCAATCTTATCTGGTCCAGAGAACGTAAAGCAGCTTGAAGAACATTTAGAAAATGTTGTGGCTCAAAAAGCATTGGAAAAATGTCACGGCAACATTTGTAAAGCTTCAAATTTAATTGGAATCAATCGTGGAACCCTTTCAAAGCGACACAAGCGATTCATTCAGAAGAAGGTGGCGTAAATGACTAAAGATATTGAGAGAGAGGCTTTTGAGGCAACTCAAAACACTAATGTGTTATTTGAGCGTATTGAATATATTGCATCTATGGATGCTTATATGCCTAAGCATGAATTTGCAAATAACTTAATTGTTATGCAGTCAGCAGAACGTTTTAACTTTGGTTGGTCAATGTGGAAATCTGCAACAGAACGCGCAGAGAAAAAACTCGAAGGTTGCGTGGTGGTGCCTATTGAGCCGACAGATTTAATGATCAATGCATATCGTGATAATTCTGTTGCGCCTGTATCAACTCTAAGCGTATCTGGCTATAAAGCAATGCTAGAAGCAGCTAGGGGCGGAAATGAGTAATCTATATCGAATTGAAACACTAGGTGACTTTCTGAAAATTCCTGCTGACCGCATTGAGGAATGCATGAAAGAACTAGCATGTCACCTAACGGCTATGCGCATGACAATTGATAACTTTGGCTTAGAACCACAAGGAAATGAAGTCAAATCTTTCACTTGGGAAGATGACGGAAAGCAGGACTTAGAAATTAAAGCATCTGTAGGAGATCAAACTATTAATGTGAAGTTTTCTAAAGAACCAAAAGCGGATACGGAGGGGTGAAGATGTTGACTGGTGTGATTTTAACAGAACGCAATATTGAAGATGCAATTAATAAAGGTGAAGTAAAAAGCCTTATTCACCATCTTGAAAATGTTGTAGTTCAGAAAGCTTTGATAAAAACACGCGGCAATATTTCTCAAGCTGCTAAATTGGTAAATATGAATCGCGGCACAGTTAATAAGATTCGCAAACGTGCGGAGGGTTAATGATGCAAAGGCCTTACTTAAAAACTTCCGAAGTAGGTCAACGCTATGGCGGTGTTAGTGCTCGAACTATTCACCGCTGGCAAGAGACCAGAAGCTTTCCAAAACCAGCTATAAGCTATCGAGGCGGTTCAAATCTTTGGAAAGTATCAGACCTAGAAAAATGGGAAGAATCTCAAGCTATATCAGAGGGTACGGCATGACAATTTGCCGTAGCCTTTCCACCCACTTTGTTAATGCTTCTTTTTGTTCATCAAGATAATCATGCTTATCGTATGTTCTCCAAATTACTGGTAACACATGACCAAGCATGATTTCTGCTATATGCAGCTCAGTAATTGTCGACATGTTCGTTCTAAAAGTTCTTCGTAAATCGTGAAGTGACCAGTGGTCTAAAGTGACCTGTTCTTCTCTAAAAAGATATTCTGTCAAATCATAAGGCAAACTCAATAAAGCCCCTCTACTCACTGGCTGATGCTTATTTTTGGCGGTAACAAATAAATATTCTGAATCATTAAGAGTGGCTGCTAAATCAAATAGCTGCAAAGTTTCAGGTATTAAAGGCCTAATCAGTGGTTTTCTAGTTTTCTCACCATTCTTGTGATTTTCAGGCGGAATAATCCATGTCATTGAATCCCTGTCTATGTGTTCCTTTTTAGCGGTTCTTAATTCACCTGAACGGCATCCATAAATAAAGCATAATTGTACAAATATTCGATTTCTTATATACATACGACTACGCATTAAACCTTGCCATATATATGCAATTTCTTGGTCGTTTAGCGTTCTATCTTTCGGAATGTACTCAATGTGAAGGTCTTCTTTTGAATCGATGTTGGCAAGTGGATTTAAAACACAAAGTTCGCGTTTAATGGCCCAGTTATACATTTGCTTTGTGTTAGATAGTATTCGCTCAGTGATGGATGGTTTTTGTTCGGCTAATGGTTCAAGTAGATTAAGCCAATTTCTTACTGAAATTCTATTGGCTGGCAAATCACCAAACTCTTTGAACACATATAATTCGAATGAGCGATAAATATCATTTGCACTTTTCTTATTTTTAAATAAATATTTTTCATGCCATTCATCAAATATGCCTTTAAAAGTTAGGCTTTCACGATCCTGATTGATCTTCTCTAATTTTTTCTCAACCCTTGGGTCTATGCCTTTTTCAATGAGCGATCTAATTTCTAAAGCCTTTTCTCGCGCCTCTTTTAATGAAATTAACGGATAGCTGCCCAAATCGATTCGAGCGCCTCTACCATCAAATCTAAATCTGATTTGAAATGTTATTTTTCCTTTTGCTGAAACTCGGGCACTCAAAGAATCCCTATCTGATTTTTCTTCTACTTTTTCTCTAGGCTTGCCAGCATTAGCTTTAAGCCATGTTTCTGTAATCGGCAT